TTATCCATGGCTATTGGTTAAATGTTTATAAAGTGAATTTGGGCTAAACCTGTAAGGCTTATCTATTCCAAGGCATTCTGCACACCATTCCGAACAAAAATATTTTGTCTTACTGTCTTTAATTCTTAAGACAACACCTAGTGCACCGATAAGGTCATATTTCGAGCCTCTTGTCTTTTCAAAAAATACATTTACTTCCTTTGGCGAGGTCTTCAGTTCAACCAAATCCCATCTCTCTGGAGGTAGCTCCATTATTTTTTTACGCACTCCCCCATCTCGATTACTTGCGCTAAAACAAGTGTAAATCTTAGATGGCTGAGGGTTAGATATTACTATCTCACAATGACTGTATGGTCCGTGCGTAAAAAATTTTATAGCATCATCAAAAAAGCGGAATAATGTATTTTTAACACTATTCCGCTCTCGTTTATGTTTGTAAAAAGCTATATAAATCATATTAACTCACTAAATATATATCTGTATTACCGAAGTTTTTATCAACTTCCCTTGCATTACCATATTCGTGGTGGACAACATATCTAAATGGTTTAGAGTGAACATATCCATCTTTTACCATAATTCTATGTTCATCAACAATAACACCCATAACATCTTCGTCAACCCCTCTTGAATTTCTATCTGTGAATAAACATAAAATATACCCACTATAAGGTAATTTACTTGTTCCTTTCATCGTAGCAAACTTTTTAGCACTGAGCATATCTGTTTGTAGATTTAAAATTATCTGGTTATCTTTCTTTATATTTACTCCATACGTATAATTATTCAAAGGTAAATTTTTAATTTTTCTAATTTTGACTACGACTTGATCTCCAACGTATATCGTATAATCAGTCCCCCCTAATAATGTAATATAATCAGAGGTATATGTTATTACAAAGGGTTCGTTTATATCGATATTACGCCCATTACCAATAATGGTTTCTTCATTTCCTAAATATAAATGTCTAATTAAATAAGGTTTAATACCGTATTGAACATTATAAGGTTTAGGTTTGTAAAATACCAATATGGATATTTCAGGTTCATAATCTACAATACGTTCACCAATAGTTGACCCACTAAACACACTATATCTAATATGATTATTACTATATGCTTCAATATTAGCACCTGCAAATCCATACCAAGTATCGTACCCATCAGGTAATGGTAAATCACGAGTAAGTAAGATAGCTGATTGTATATCGCCTAGATCAAAATGTTTGTCATATGTAACCGTAGTATCAGATCTCTGTCGGTCTTTAAATGTCAAAATAGTAAAATTGCTTGAATGTTCATTATCTAAAGTTTTGTTTTTTATCTTAAATCCATAACTAGACATAAGATTTACTCCAACCTTGATTTAAATCAATACTTTCTGGCTCAAGAGATTTCTCAATTTGAGCTTTTAGGATTTCTGCATTGCGGTAATCGTGGTCGATTTTATGTTTAATGGCATTAACTAAGGCTTTGAAGTTATCAAGCGTTAATGTAATCCAATCGTTTTCAATTGTTTTCCATTTTCTTTCTTCAAAAGCACCTAAAACAATTGTAACACCCATACCATCATACTCTTGACGAGCTACTTGATCGGTATGGAAATGGCGAATTTGACCGTCAGTAAGTGTAACTTCAACACCTGTTCGTGTTGCTTGTAAACGTTTTTCTTTAATGGTTTCCCACAAAGCGTTGCGTTTTTGAGCTAAATTTTGTTGAACTAACTCATTGTCAATTTCCCATTCGTGCTTTTCGTCGTTCCACTTGTGGTTTTCACTTGGTTTTGCACCACTAGCCCCTACTGTGTATTTGTCAATACGCCAGAAATGACCTTTTGCATAAAGCGTCTGTTCAATTTTTTCACGTTCTTGTTCCGTAATAAGACAAGTTTCGTCTGTAATTTCTTCTTTGCGGTTAATTACTGAAATTAACTGTTGGTCGAATAAAAATACTTGCATTTTGATTTCTCCTTAATTACTCAAATTTATCAAAAGAGGTAGTAGATTGTTCTCTATTTACCCACACTTGCGAAATATGATCTAAATCATAATCACATTTAACTTGCTGACGATAGAATGGTGAGCCCTCAACTTGTGTTAATGCTCGCAATGCGAACAAACTCGGATCAACACTAAATCTAGGACAATCATTGACAGTCAAAAAGGTTACTAATGATTCTCCTCGTGCTAAAAATGCTTGTTTATCTGCCCAACTCACAAGCTCAATTGTGGTATTTTTATTGATGTAATCAATAGTCAAACGCCCAGCAATATGCCAGGCGCAGATAGGTTTTTCTGTAAACGATTTGTCAATCGGTACAGGCTCATCGATGTAATACATAACTCTCCTTAGGATAATTTACCCACTCTAACAACCTCTGCTCCACCGTCCCAAACGTGTAACGCTCTTGTAGCACTGGATAACTCAATACCACCACTTGCATCTCGGCTAATAAGTCTAAAACCACCATTAGACTGCACTTCAAATAAAGTACCGAAATTACCGTTTAAGCTACCAATTTTAAGCGAGCCACCAGTGATAGCGCCTAAATCCGCACTAATCGCCGACAAGCTTTCCACACTCAACTCTTTCGCCGTAATGGACTTACTCGCAATATGACCTGCATTGATGGTCTTACTTGCAATATGTTTCCCCGCAATCGTGCCACCAACAATCTCATTGCCTGTAATCGTATTCGCTGCAATTTGCTGAGCGGTAATCGAATTGGTGACAATCGAGCCACCATGAATTGCTGTGACACCTGCATTGACCCAAGGGCTAGGCTGTATAGCGTATTGAGTACATTCTTCGAGCATAGGACGAGCTAAAAACATCCAACAACCATTAGAATTTGATCCGTCTGCGTCATAGAAGAAGAAAAATACATCAACGCTCACACCATTAGGCGGTACTTGGAATTTAATAAACGCTCGTTCCGCATCATTGATACCTACAAAGGTTTTATTTCTAGGTACACCTACTGTTTTATGTAATAGCCATTCCCCGTTGCGTCCACGTACATCAATATAAATTTCAACCTTAGTACAATTCTGATTACCCATATAGGCAGAAACAATATACCAGTTGTTTGCCGTAACAGGCACATTTTGATAAATACCTGTTCGAGTAGAGCCATTATTAGTTCGTCGATTATGGAAACGTACAACATTTTCATTAGGTAAATAACCGCCTTTCTTTAAACCATAATCAGGATCTTGAAAACATCTACGCTCACCCTTTTGGTTATTTACCAATCCAACTTCTGATAGCGTCCACCCGTGAGGCACACCATTTATCGGATTAGCAAAAATTGGGTTATACAATAAATTCCCACCCAGCCCAATCGCCAGTTTATCGGCTGAAATCTCCCCTGCAGCAAGATGATCTGCTCGGACTGCACCCGCAGCGAGTTTCGCCGCAGTAATTTGCCCATTAGCAATTAAATCACCGTTAATCGCTATCTGATCGTTAACTACTGATAACATTGATTTTGGCGACCCATCTTGTGCGTTTTTGACCACTTGGAACTTATCCGCCATCACAATAACTGAACTCTCGACATCCTTACCTGAATTAGCCGCCCCAAGTGCAATGCCAGCAATAGCAGTCCTGCCTCCAGCAATAGCCTGAGTTTTAATAGTGCGAGTTGCCGATACTTTACCCGATACATCGGTCACAGTCCGATTTATTTCGTCAATGCGAGCCGAAAATCCATCTACACGATTAATCTTAGATTCAGCAGAGCGTTGCCAATCAGTTCGAGCTTTAGTCTCTGATGATATAGCTCGACTAACCTCGTCCACCTTAGCTTTAGCATCAGATTGCCATTGAGACCTTAACGCTTGTGCAGCAACAGTTGCCACTTCATCTTTGTTGGCTTTGGTTCCGCCTAATTGATTAATTGTCGCCTCAGCATTGCCAATACGAGAGTTAGCTGAGTTTTCCCAAGCTACCCTTGCGTTAGATTCGTTAGTGAGCGATCTTTTAATGTCTTCAAACTGGATAACTGTCGTCAAATCTTCAGGGGCGGGGCTCCAGTCAGTCGCAATACTCCCTATCTCTAATTTAGGATGTGTGGCAACACAAGTTCCTCCCCCTACTTCAACCTTAAATGAGCAGTTTGAAATACTTTTAATCGGCTTATCGAGTAACTGGATTGTTGATTTTAATCTGCCACTATAATCGCCTTGATGGTTACTTAACCAACACTCTACCCATGCGTAGCTATTATCCATATAGTACAAAAACATTGATAGCCCAACACGATTTCTCCCACCTCGTACAATACCTTTAGCATTAAGATATAGTGACAGCGTTAGTTTTTTCCCACGCCAGTTTTCTTTGGCCTCAGATGATACGCCCCACGACGAGCCACCCTCCGCTGAACGAAGTAGGTAGTTACGAGCACCTACATCAAAGTTAATATTATTAAATTCAGACGACAGCTCTGCTACTTTACGTTTAGCCTCTTGAGATTGTGCTACGGCTTGTGTCGCAGAATCTTTTGCTGTGTTGAGTTGGTTAATTAATGCATGATCAAGTTGATTTTGATTTAATTTTCCATCTATTTCAGATGCTTGTATTTTCGATGTGTATTGACTACCGTTCCATGTGTATAGTCTTCCATCGGCGGTATTGTATACTTGCTTGTAACCAAGGAATTCATTTACATTTAAACCTGTTACAGTCTTAATCATTTCAAGGTTACGAGCCGGTAAAGCAGTATCAATTACCTCATTTACAATGTTCTGAGATAGCTTTTTATTCAGCACCTCTAATTCGGCATCAATATCTACCGCACTTTCGCCTTTAATTCCAGACTGCTGATTAAATGGGCCAACATTCACACCACGAGTATGTCGCAACCAGTAATATCTAACCTGTTTTGCGCCAACTTCGTGCGTGTACATTCTTGCTGTGACTTTCGTCAAACGTTTGGCTGTTTTAATGTTATCTGTTTCACTAGTAAAAATTTCTGTCGCCGTCGCATCATCAACCCAATCCCACTCAAGCGTGATATTACCCAGACCGCCAGTTGTTCTTACGCCTGTTGGCGCTGGCGGTTTATTGATGGTAAAGGTCTGAGTTTTTTCACTCAATAACTGCCCATTCTCATTTTTAACTTGGACAAGGACGCTATAATCTCCGTTTTCGAGACCGTCTATATTAAGATTGGGAGACGATTGCCCTAATCGCACGTCATATAGCACACCGCCTTTATAAATGCGGATATCGTATTTGACGATGCCATTACCGCCCGTCACGCTACTGTCAACTGATACGCTCCCATCCGAATTTACTGCCACGCCAATGTTACTAATTTGCGGTGTAGTAAGTACGGTTGTTCCTGCTGGTTCAAACTTGGCGCCATTATCAACGATTGCCTCTTTTTGTGGCTCATGTTGTAACGCCATAATGGTGTACTTGCCTTTGCTCTCCTCTTTTACAGATAACGCCTTAAATAATTGGCTTGTTACTTGTTGAGTAGTTAAAGACCATACACCGTAGATTTCCAAACCTAGCGGCGGTTGATCGAGTGTTACCTCTGCACCATTGACTGAGATAATCTTAATATTTTGATGTTTAGCATTGGCATTGATATAGCTAAGATAACTATTACCGCTAGTAGTGATTTCTCTGTCTAATGTAACGGTTTTGCCATTGACTGCTAAAACTCGACCACCAATATTAGTACCTGCATAGTGCGTATCAGCGACTTTGATAATGTCGCCAGGGATATGCATTAACCCTTCTGCACCAACGGTAAAGGTAACGGTTTTAGTTTCTAATTTTTCTGTTTGCAACAACCATAAGGCAGTGCGGTGCGCTTGCCCTCTTGATGTACAGCCAAACGCCGTGATTTTCTTAATGTTTAATCCGTTTTTGCGGATAGATTCGTCATCAGAGACATACTCAATAGCCTTTTCATAGCTATTCTCTTTATCTGCATATTCGACCTGGATTGCGTTGTGGCGGGATTTTCTGGCTGAAAATGTATAACTAAATCCGTTTTCATCCACGTTGGCATTTGTATAAGTCCAGACTGGATCTGCTGATCTATCCATTACCACGGTTAGTTGCTGACCATTCCAAACTGGCATTGCTCTAAAAATTGAGCAAATGTCATTAATAACTTGGTAGGCGGAGCGTTGCTCTGTCAGCCAAACATTACAGGTAAATCGTGGCTCTTGTCCGCCAAATCCATCAGGCACTAATTGGTCACAATATTGAGCAACTTGATATAACGCCCATTTATCCGCACCAAACTCACCAAGTCTTCCACCCAAGCCATAGCGTTTATTCGTCACCACATCATAGAGCACCCAAGCAGGATTATCCGTCCAGTCAATTTTAAATGTACCATCCCACATACCGGTATATTGACGCGTACGGGTATCATAATTGCTAGGCACTTTAACTTTTAATCCTAGTAAGTCATAGGTACGAGTAGGAATATTGCTAAAATACTCTGAGTCAAATTTAACCCCCATCAAAGCTGTGTTTGGATAAGCAAACTCAGTATCAATAATTTCTGTGTAGCTCGACCAAATGGTATTATTTTGTAGGCGCTGTGTTGTGCTATCGTCTGTAGTTCTCTCGACTTTGACAATAAATGGCACGCTAGGCAGATTGTCAAAAGTATGATGTTGTAAATACTGAGAGCTATACTTGCCGCTAATTGACACAGGGTAAGTTCTTGAACCAATAGTAATAATAAAGTTTACGGATGTTCCGTTAGTGTCACCATTATCTTCTTGTTTAAAAAGCGATTGGACACCGATAGTCAAGCGTAATCGAGATACTTTTGCATCAGTTACTGTTCTTGTAAGCGGTAGATTTTTCTTAACTAGAGTGCCAACACCGACCTCTTTTTCGGAGGTGTTAAACCCAGCCATTAAATCCTGTACTTGGCCACCTACACGCCCCTCTACCTGCACATTTTTAAAATTATAAGAGCCGTCTTTGTTTTGTACTGGTGTTTTGTCAAAATAGATGGATTTCATTCCATCGGCTAAACCGTAAACTTCGCCCTCTGAAATTACTTCAACAATTTTGACAAGTTGCTTACTTCTTCCGCTCTCTTTTGCCTCGACTGGAGTATGACCACCGCCGCCACGACCTTTACCCATTGAAAACTCCTTAAATTTCAGTATCCATCGTTTCTACACCCTGAGATATAATGAGAGAGCCTACCCTTATTCTCCCATACGCCAATGGCATAGGTTTTCCCTGCGCTGTCATATTCGACAGGTTCGAAAATGCCGTAGATTGTTTCTTTTCTTTTTCAGTGCCTATCTTCATTTCTGGCATTTTTGTGAGCATTTGAGCAACACCACCCAATAATAGAGATGCCCCAACAGAGCCAACTATCCAAGCGGTATTGGTGCTAATCAGACCAAATCCAAGCGGACCTAAAGCGATTGCACCAGCAATAATTGCGACACCCGCAATTACGCCAAATAATCCGCCACGTTTTGAGCCTTTTAAAACAGGAGTAAAATGGACTGTTGCATCATCTTTTAGTTTGTGGCTCAGCCCTTGCTCGAGATAGCGATTATCAAAGTAATCTCGCCCTACTCGCACGGTAAACAATCCTTGCTGGATGAATTGGCGCAATTTAGGAATTTGGCTCGTTAAGGCTTGGACTATCTCTGCTGTAGTTTGGCAATCTAGCCTAAATTCAGATCCAAACTGTTTAAGGCTACCGTAAAATCTAACGTTGACCATGCGTTATATCTCCAAATACTATGAGTGTGTTTAAGCCAATATCCATCATATAAATCACGCTTAGATAATCGTTTTGGCGCATGATGAAGTACCATTTGATGACCGACATAAATTGCCGCGTGATTGGGTACATCAGCTCCGATATTGATTAAAATAACATCGCCTATTTGCGGTTCTTTTACTTGCTCAAAACCGTGTTTTGCCATGTTATCTAGGTAAAGATTAAACCCATCTTCCCACCAGTAATCGTCTCGTTCAAAGTCGGGTAAATTACAACCAGATAAGCGGTAAAAATCTCTAAATAATGTGTAGCAATCCATTTCACCGTGTTTAAAATCACGCCCTATTAAAAATGGAATCTTCGGAAAAATATGGATTTGCTCATCACAAACTAACCAAAAATCTAACTGACTATAAAGTTGTGTTTGTAAATCTGCTTGTGATAGTTTTGGTTCGCCTTGTGGGTGTGAGTGGACTAAGGCCAAAACCTCGCCTTTCTCACTTGCTGCAATGTAATCTTCTGGCGCAATCTCAAAATGATTTTCCTTATCTTCTGCCACATTTTCGCAAGGGATAAAGACTTTTCCGCTATCCACTGAAACAACAAAACCGCAACTTTCTTGCGGTTCTTTTGATTTTGAATAACTAATAATTTCGTTATGTAATTTACCGTCCATTGTTACCCCAATTTATCAACGCTAACAAATCCACCATAGTTATGCGTATTGTTTCGCAACTTACATCCTGTCAATAATCCACTGCACTTATCCTTTTTAGGATCTGCTGTTGGTTGGTCTTTTTCATCTGCAACTGCTCTGCCTGTATAGCCACACTCAGAGCTACGATATAGCCAACTACAAGTAGAGGTAATCATTCTTGCACCAATTAATGCGTTGTCGGTTTCAGATGGCAAAGCCAGTGTAAACTGGGCAATATCTCGATTTAATGAGGATAATTGCTCAATCACAAAGTAACTTAACGCCTCTTGAGTTGGATCTGCCTCTTTATTGCCATTTGCAAAATTCACCGCATCAAGATAGTGCATATAGACTAATCTGCGTCTGACAATCCCACCCAAGCATTGATCAAAGCGGTTACAAAGTGCGGTAATAAATCCGTTAATATTTCCTAATGTAAGAGTTGGTCGATTACTTGGGCCATTACCTGACATTTCAAAGCCATCTGCTTTTACAGCAAATGGCTCAAATGTTTTTCCTTGCCATACGATAGATTGTGATTTTTCATTAGTGCCAGCATAAAAGCGATATAATTCACCATTCATGCCGTCATTATCTTTTAATCCTCGCAAATCTACCTCAAACAACTCAATGAGCGCATTTTGTTCGAGTTTGGCGAGGTCGAGCTGGAATTTTGGGGTGATGTTGGTTGTCATAAATTACTCCACCACTTCTTCAAACTCACATTGAATTTCGGTGTGGGTTTTGCCACGGTTTTCTGTCCATTTTGGGCAGGTCACTTTGGCATTTTCGGCTTTAAACAGAAAAGCCGTTACACCTTTATGCTTTGCAAGAAATTGGGCTAACTTGACCGCTTGCGGATTTCGTAGATTAAAGGTTACGCTGAATTTACGCAGTAGTGGGTTTAGTCCGTCCGCACGGCGCTGTTGATAGCCGTCGCCAAAGTCCATTTTTTTGATCTTCGGCTCATTGCTTACCGTGTAATTGGGTTTTGGGCAGTAAGGTAAGGTTTCCATATCTGCATTCCTTTTTTAAAAAAATAGTAAATAAAAAGCACGCCAAAAGCCGCTTACGATGGTTCACAAGCGGTCTTTTTTTAGCTGTGGTTTACGAATTATAAGCCGAGCAGTTTTGCAAGTTGGTTAAAGGCAGCGTAGCCTTTTTTCCAGTATTCGATGTTGCCTGTTTGGGCGAAGTTGTGCCAGTACCATTTGATTTGTAGGCGCAGTTGTTTTTCAGTCATGGTGCATTCCTTAAATTTAAGGAGTGGGAAACCGCCTCACGTTATTTCAGGTGAGGTCGGTTGAGTATTTAAGGATTATTTAAATACTGCGACTGAGGTTGCGGATTCGTTGTAGTGTCCGATTGCAAGCGGTCGGCGATTGGTGCAGTTGATGCGGTCGTTAATTTTTCTGACGGCTGGGTTGGTGGTGCGAATATATCGCTGAACCACGTCCAAGTTAAATTCTACGCTGTTTTGCTGATGACTACGGAATGGGCGTAGCACGTTCATTAGGGTTTCAACTCTTTCGGAGAACCTTGTTACGGCGTAGTAGAAGTTCTGCCAGTCGAGCCACTCTTGCTCGGTTAGCTCCAGATTATCCATTCGGTCAATCGGGGCGTAGCTGTTACCGAGTGTGGTTAGAAAGTTGATGGCAACTTCAAATTGTGAGGGTTTGAGTTGGTCGTATTTGCTCACTTTAAACAGGCTTTTAAGTTGGCGATAGATTTCTGCGTAACTCATTCCTGTGCGGTGATGAGCTTTCACGACTGCCTCTTGGATTGCTTGCTGTTGTTCTGGGTTGAGAGTATCTCCACCTTTGTGTAGGTTTAAGAACGCTCTTAATACCACTAGATGGAATTTTGGGCTAATCCACATTGCGTAGGCTATTACAAGTTCTTCGCAAGCGTAAGTGCTTGGATTTTTACCGCCTCTGACTGTTTTTACTGGCAAAGTACAGATCTGTACTTTGTCATTTTCAATTTCAGAAATAAGATCTTTGGTTTGATCTAGACGTAAGAATAAAACAGGTTTATGTTTTTCATCACCACCACTAGCTTTGTGTAAGTCAGTTAATGAAAAGAGATTATCTAATTGACGAATAGAAGTGTCTAGAATTGCTAAGTTTGACATAATTTTTTATCCTATGAGTAATTTTACAAAACCCTACTGTTGAGATAGGGCGATCGGGTGCTTCAACACTGCTCATAGACAGCCTTTCGTTTTCCCTTTCGGTATTATATGTACGAAACGCCACCCGATCATAAAATCAGGATAAAAAAATACCGCACTTAATGCGGTCTGTTCCGCTATGAGTCATTGGTGTGTTGAGCACCGTTAGCGGAATAATATAACAAAAAAGCCTGTGTTGTAAACAGGCTTTATCAAATTCTTTCATTTTCAATTTAGTAGGGTGATCGAGGGTCAACTTACCGCGTTCAGACGGCGGAGCTTATTCCAATGTGTTGTATATCGCTCTCTCGCCCCGATCATTGATTTACTAAATACACAGATCTGTGTATTTGCAAATTTTAGGCATAAAAAAACCGCTATGCTATCGGGTGCGGGATACCGCTGAACGTGTTGTAAGTGCGGTAATCATAATCCGATGTGAGCGGTGTTGTCAATAAAAAAATCCCACGTTGTAAAGTGGGATTTGAAAACTATTTATTCTTTAATTTTTATAAATCATCAACGCTTAATGGATTTGATTTCCAGCGTAAAACAAGAATTTCTAAATCTTTAAATAGCGTATCTTTGCGTTCTTTATCTCGAATACTCATTACTGTTGGTGATACAGCATCCCATAACTTTATAAAATTTGAGCAATGTAAGCGTTTAAATAACTGTTCATCTAAAATTCCGTGATTCATTGCTGAAGCGTAAAACTCGTAACGATTTAATACCAGTAGAAGCGAGCTGCGTTCATTCGCCCGTTTTCCATCTTCATTTTGGAAAACGATAAACAACTGATTTCTATCCTCTCTAACTAAGGTGAAAATCATATTACTGGCTTCAACAAGATCTTTATCTTGATAATCACCTAAAACAACATCAAGTGTAGCTCTTTCTTTTGATGTTTTACGGGTTGATGTTATTGTGCAAACGGCAATGATAGCGGAAATAAAAATGACCGCACTTTGTGTGACTGAAGTCCAATCTTGCAGGGTTAGTCCACTAAGATCAATCGGTTTATAGTATTCTTTGAAAAGCAAAAATCCGCCAATAAAAAAAGAGATTAACGATAGTGATAACGTTAACCCCTCTTTTCTTTTTGCTGCCTTAAGCCGTTTGATAATTTTAGCCATTCCAACCTTCATTTAAATTTAAACTTTTCATTGTTACCTCCTATTCTTTTAGACTAAAAAAGCCCACTAAAGTTTAGTAAGCTCAATTATAATCTATGATTTTCGTTAAAGAACAATGATTACTGTCACTAATCAATTTGGAAACATCAATTCCCGACTTTCTGTTGAAAGTGGGGGTATGATAATCCGATGTGAGCGGTGTTGTCAATTAGATTTTATTCATCAATCAATTCTTTGGTCTTTTGGGGAATGTCATTTACTTGTCCTTTAATTCCATCAACGGCTTTGTCAAATCGTTTGCCTACACCATCAATGATGGTTTCTAGAGGTGTACTTTTAAGATCTTTTTCAAAGACTTTTGTCGGATTAGCACCTAGATTCTCTACTGCAATCTGTAGTAATTGCTCTTCCAATGCTGGTGATTGCTCTTGAACTTGTTTTCTATATCCTTCAAATGCCATTGCCGAAGAATATTTGTAGCCATAATCTTCTCTTAGGAGGAATAAATAGGCTCGCTCTTTGGATTTAATCCACGCAACAATCAAGAAAGGCAATGATATTGCTGATTTAGCAAAGAATTGTATCCAATCGAATGTCGTTTGGACTTGTCCATCTGATATAGTTTGGGTAACTAAGCTGGAATTAAACCCCCATAATGAAATACCTGCAGTGATAATCAGCGAGCCAATTAAAAATCCGTCTGCCCATTTCATTTTAGTATTAATGTCATCAGCTTGTTTTTTGAATGAACCCGCCATACTGGCACGGTTGGCATCCTCAATGATTTCTTGAATTTCTTCTTTCTGCTTTTTGAATAAGTTGATCATTGTTTCGATTTCCTTATGGTATTGTTCTATTTTAGGCTTGGCTTGTTCTGCTGTATTAGCAAGAGTGCTGATATTACCCAAAAGTTTTTTGGCAGTATCAGAATCAGCAGCTAAATTATCTTTGATAGGCAATAATTCTGTGTGCCATTCAGTAATTTGTTCTGCTTGCTCTTGTGCTTCTTCATAAGCGGTTTGTAGCGTAGAAAGCGTGCTTTGTAATTTTGCAAGCTCCTGTTTATCCTCAATCAGTTGTTCCTCTAAAGCAATATGCTCAGATAAATTTGCTTTAATTTTAGTAACATCTGCCGAAATTGCCTGTCGCTCTTCCTCACTCCGTAATTCACCTTTCACTTCAATTAAATAAAGTTCTTTAATGGTTAAACGTAGCTTAATTAAGTGAGCAACAAAAGCAAGAGTATCTCTTTTAGGCCATTGTTTAGACTTTCTCTCTTTGGTAATTATCTTTTCAAGATTTTTAATGAGTTTAAGGCAAACATATTTAGCATAAGCAATTTCTAACGGACGATTTATTTCATCAAATTTATCCAATGAGGAACAAAGCTGTTCAATTTCCTGCATTATCTCAACTGAGGTAATCGTATCTAACCATTGATACTCTTTGTTGATTTTGTTATCGATAAGCTTTTTTAGATTTTTCAATGCTGTTTTTACTGATTTCAT